CAGTTTATCTGGCTGATTGGTCTAGGTTCTTGACCATTGCTGATAATGAAGAATTTGTGCTAAAGCGTTTTGAACAGACCCAACCCGGCTTTGTAACCCTGTATGCTGAGAAGCGTATGGTTTCTACAATTCGTGATGTGTTTGCTGGAGTTCGTTTAAGCTGGTTTGATTAAGGTTAAAAATGTCTAGCACTCTTACAAGTGGCTCATATTATGGATTGCCAAGGAATCCTTATAGCTATGAAAAAGTAGAACAAATTAGTCGTGATACAGTTACATCATGGCTAACTTTGGAAGAAATTACCCAACAGCTAAACCTTTTTCAAGATGAAAGCCAAGATGCATATCTGTCTGGGCTTGAATTGGCTGTGCGTATGGCGATTGAGGACTATCTTGGTATGTCCATATTCCCCATCACTTATAAAGCCTACTATGGGGCTACAAACAATTCTATGGGGATGCAGACAGCCTTTGATCTGCCAGAAGTATCTCAAAACTTTAATAATCAGGCTGGAACAGTCATTAATTCGGTTGCTTACTACAATTTAGACATTCCACCAGTATTAACAACCCTAGCCCCTACACAATATTTCTATGATCCAACAGGAAATAAGGTTGTTGTAAATACTATGCCTAATGACATTAGCACAGTAGTAACAAACCCTATTGTGATTACTTGGCAGACCAAAGCCAACCCAATAGCCCAGTATCCTGTTATTAAACAAGCTGGATTATTGCTTTTAACCCATTTATATAATAATCGCAGTAATTCCAATGCGGCTGTAATGCATGATATTCCATTTGGGGTTACTTCTCTTTTAAGACTTTATAAACCTTTGGTGCTATAAATGTCGATTGCTCGATATGAAAATGTAACCATTAATAATGTTACCAATAGTGTTAATACTTATGGTGAACAAACCACAACTATAGCCGAATGGTTTAAAACAAGGGCTAGAGTAGCTGATGTAGCCAATAGTGTAAGGATTGCTGATAAATATCGGGTTTATAGCGATTTAGTTAATTTTACTTTTAACTATACCCCTAATCAAAAAGCTATTGTAGATAATCAAGATTTATACAGTATTACTTGGCGAGGATTTGATTGGCGAATTACTGATGTGCGTGAATCCAATGATAGGATGAATGTTACCCTTTTATGCTACAGAAATGATCCAAATACCCCAGTATGAGTACCAAACAAAATCCTGTTGTTTATGCACAAGCTATTCAGTATCAGCTAAATAGCATATTATCTCCTGTGCCTGTATATGCTAATTTCAATAGAAATTGGGCTAAACAGACCGAATTTGTTACATGGCAATTAAGAAATGTACATCAGCCTGTATATACAGGGCAACAAAAGAACAATAAAGGTATTGATACCCCAGTATTTCAGATGTCTGTATTTAATACAGGACTAGAAGGTGCTTTTAATATTTCTAATACAATATTACAATCACTTCATGGTTATTCTGGAATGTTTGGCGATCCTATGGATAATGGTTTTTTTATTGCCAAAGCAGATGTAATATGGCTTTATAATACTTATGATAATGAAATTGGAATGCAACAGATTATTATGGATTGCACTCTGTATGTACCAACTTAATAAGATAGAATTTATTAACTAATTTTAACGAGGTTCAAAATGGCTCTTATTAATAAAGTATTGCCCGGTTATGTGGCAACCCTATGGATGCAAGCTGATCCAACCCCAGTAGCTTTAACTGATGACCAGTTAAGCACTTGGACAGGTCAAGTTGCAGATATTGTTGGTACTTCTGCTGGTGGAACAGGCACAGAAGGTTATCTAGTTCCAGTAGAAGCTATCCCAGCTTTCGGTTCTGATGATGCATTTGCCGCTTACTCTATCGCTGGTGCTAGAACTGGTGCTAAGATCACAACTCAAAATCAAGTTACTTCATTGACAATTACATCTGCATGGAATCCAGCAAATGCGGCTCAATTGCAAGTTCGTGATGATGGTTACAATGGCACTACTATCCGTACCTATGTAATCGCTGTTTATGATGGCACAGATACAGTAGCTTATGCGTTTAATGGTCGTGTTGGTGGTTTGCAATGGGATATGTCCCCATCTGCTGAAGGTAAGTTTATGTTTACCATTCATCCAACTGGCGGCAACTCTTATGGCTGGTCTAACAATACTTAATAGAAAAATATATGACAGTACAAAATGGATCACAAGATTTATTAAACTTCATTATTTCCCAAGCCAATTCAGACAACAAGAATTGGTTTGGGTTTAAGCAACAGCGTATTGCTGGAATTAACATGGCTTATGAAATAGCCAAATATCATGCAGACAAGCTATCACCAGAAGAAGTGGTAGATTATGTTGGTAGATTAAACAATGCTATTTTCCATAAGCTAATTAAAGCGGTGGAATAACATGGCTGAAATTATTTCAGCTACATTCGATGGGTTTAAAGAACTAGAAGCCGTTTTAATAGAAATGGGCGATGATCTTTGTTATGGCAAAACAGCCAACAAAGTGCTTTTGCCAGCCATTAGAACAGCTATGCAACCAGTTCTACAGACTGCCAGACAGTTAGCCCCTTATGATGAAAGCAATACCACTACACCTCACTTAAGGGATACTCTAAAGCTCAATGCCAGAGTTCCCAATGCTAGAGATCAAAGATCAATCTATTCAGAGCCAAATGATATAGCTATTGGCATAGTGTCAGCCAGAACAGATAAAAGGGGCATTTCACAAGAGTTTGGCAACAAAGCTGTTGCTCCACAGCCTTATCTTAGACCGGCTTTAGAATCTCAGGCAACTAGAGTAATTAATATTTTAGGAACTTTTCTTACATACAAAATTCAACAATATAAATCAAAAAAGGTATAAAACATGAGCAGATTAGCAAAGTCATTAAAGATCAATTTAGATGCTATTCGAGTTAGGACTTTTGACTTTAAAGGTCAAGAGTTTAAAGTGCGAATTCCTAAAACCAAAGAAGCAGAAGAAATATTTAAAAAGTCTGAAGCTCCACCACCAGAACTGGTAGAAGAAAAGTATGTGGAATTAACTAAGGGCATTTTGGCTAGAAAAGAAGAAGTTGAAAATTCTGATGCAGACATCCAATTCTTAGAAAATGATGTCATGATGGGCGAAACTTCTTTGCGTAAACTTGCAGAAGCTCAGGCTGGTAGTGAAATTAGGATTGTGGAATCTTTTAAATTGTTAGTGCTTCCTAATGGGGAAACCCTTACAGATGTTACTTATGAAGAAATTTCAGAGGACTTTCCAAAGCCAGTTCAATATGATTTGGTTAGAAAAATTGCAGAAGTAATTAGCCCTAGCTATGAGGAAATAAGAAAAAACTAATTAGCTCCATTCGTCAGCAAGCTAAGATGTATATGCTGGCTCATGGGGCGAACCCAGATGAATTAGATGAAGATGTTTTTAGGCAAATTGTAGTTATGTATGCAGATGGTCAAATTGGCAATCATGGAGTTGTTGAAACCATTGGCAGTTTAACCACAGGAGTATATAATTACATTAGAGAACCGAATAAGCCAGCTTACAAGCTACAAGAAGTAATAGGTAAGCGATTTTATGAGTATCTTTATCCACCACAAGACAGTAAAGAAGCAGTAAATGAAGCCCTGTCTATGTTTGTTACTAGGGCAAAAGGTTTCGATCCTAAAAGATTTAAAGGTGGGTAAATGTCAATACTAGCAAGATTGGGTGTCAAACTAGCTTTAGATTCTTCTGAATTTAAGGCTGGTTTAGAAGATGCCACCAAAAACACCAAACAGTTTGAAGCCAACCAAAAGAAGGCTTTTAAAAATGCTCAGAATGCCGCATCAGAATTTGGTGCAACTATGGGCAAAGTTGGTCTTGGTGTTGGTCTTGCTATGGCTGGGCTTTATAAGATATTTGAAAAAGCCGATGCTATATCGGACATGGCAGATGCATTTGACACTAGCATAGGTGCTATTGTTGGCATGGGCAAAGCCCTAGAAATGTCAGGTGGCAAAGCCGAAAACTTAGGTGTAATGCTTACCAAATTAGCCGTCAATACACAAGAAGCAAGGGATGGTAGCGACAAGCTCAGGGATGCTTTTAAGCAAGTTGGTATAACTGCCGCAGAAGTTCAAAAGCTAAACCCAGAACAATTAATGCAAAGAGTTGCAGAACAACTTGGAGCTATTGAAGACCCAATTTTAAGAAATGCTAAAGCAGTAGAGCTTTTGGGCAAAGCCGCTAAAGGTATTGATTGGGAAAAATATACAGAGCAATATAAAAAGATTGCAGACCCAGAGTTAGCAATGGCTATAAGGGATGCTGGTGATGCTTGGGATAATATACAAAAAGGTGTAAGTAATACTTATTACTTTATGGTTAAGCTAATTCAACCATTAACTGCCATTGTTAATTATTTAACTACCCTTAAAGATCAATATGAAGAATTTAAAAATCAGGGTGGTTCAATCAATTTTGATCCCAATAACCCAATGGGTGAAGGAACAGAATTTAAAGGTGCTGGAACACCTAAGAAAAAAGAAACACCAAAGCCTTTATTAGAAGGCACAAAGTATGACAAATTATCGGAAAAAGAAAAGACTATAGCCGATAAAGAAAAAACTATGCTTGAAATGGCAAAGTTAATTTCAGTCGAATATGAAAGACAGCAAAAATTTGCATTACAGCAATTAGATACCAGAATCAAAATGGCTGGTATGACTAATGATGAAAGAAAAATTCAAGAAACTGTTAATCAAGTATTAGATTCGACCAGTAGAAAAATTGATGACATTACCAAAAGGCGAGAAGAAGCGGCTGGTCGTGATGCTACCCAAAAAGTTTTAGATGAATATGATAGACAGATTGCCAAGGTGCAAGAGCTTAGTGATGCATTTGTAAAAGCCGCTAAAGCAAGAGAAGAAGCCGCTATTGCAGAGCAAAGAACATTTGAATATGGTTGGAACAAAGCATTTGCTCAATATGCTGAAGATGCTGGCAACTATGGCAAATTAGCAACAGATATGTTTAATAGTTTTACTGGCAATATGAGTTCTGCAATTGATAAATTTGTAGATACAGGCAAATTGTCATTTAGCGATTTAGCTACTAGCATTGTAAAAGATTTACTAAAGATTCAGCTTAGAATGGCTATGATGCAAGGTGTTAGTTCCATGTTTGGTGGTGCTGGGGGCGGTGGTTTGTTTGGAAATTTATTTGGCGGTGGAGCAACAGAAGTAAGTGCAGTAACTTCTTATGTTGGTCCGGCATTTGCTGATGGTGGCGATCCCCCAGTTAATGTTCCATCTTTGGTAGGCGAAAATGGTCCGGAAATGTTTGTTCCAAAAACTGCTGGCACAATTATTCCTAATAACCAATTATCAAGCATGATGGGGGGCAACAATGGTGTAACTTACAATGGTACAGTTATTCAAAATATGCAAGCCATTGATACACAGTCTGCTTTGCAGTTCCTTGCTAAAAATAAAATGGGTGTTTACTCTGCCAATCAAAGTGCCGCTAGGTCTATTCCAACAAGTAGGTAATTATGAGCTTAACTAATATTCTTGCTATTTCTGAAACTGTTGGCATCAATGACCAAAGGTTTGTAGGTCAAGTTGTAAGCCGAAATCAAAAGATTTCTACTTCTGAAATATTGACAGTAGTTCCTTTTGCTTTTGAAATGAAGCCAATGAACTATTTGCTTTATAGTAAAAACAGAAGTCTGCTTAATTCTTTGCGAATTCCAGATAAATCTTTAACTCAATATTTAAACTTTAGTGCTACTGGCTGGGAAAACTATATTTATTATCAAGGTGAAATGACATCTGGACAAATTTCTACTTCACAATGGCAAACCAGTTCAGCCAATAAAAATCTAGTATTAGGCAATTTGCCAAACAATACAGATATGCCAGCCAATAAATATGTAGTTCGTGCTGGTGATTTTTGTCAGGTAGGTTTATATGCATATATCGCAACTGCTGATGTTTTGCGTGGCTCTGGTTCTACTGTTACTATTCCAGTTCATCGCAATTTAATTACTACTTTGGTAAGCCCGGTTAATGCTGTTATTGGGCAATATGGAACAACAGTAAGTATGGGTGGAACAACTTATACAGGAACAACTTTTCAAGTAGTTCTAAGGGATTACCCTACTTATACTTTAGTGCCAATGACTGATGATTCATTTATTCAATGGTCTGGATCATTTAAAGCATTTGAAAGTGTCCTATGAATGTAATAGAGCCAGTAGATAACACTAATAATATTCGGTATGCCGATTTTGTTAGGATTACTACTCCAACTGATACTTATCGGTTTGCTACTACTCCATCTGCTTTAACTATTCCAGCAGTTGATAACCAGCCATTTAGTGCTTTAGGAACTTTAGTAAAAGTAGGCGATACTCAAAGAGATATTAAATCTACAGCTAATGAAACTTCATTTACTTTAGTGGGTATTGATACTGCTATGCTGGGTTGGGTGCTAGGGCAAAATGTAAAAGGTTGCCAGATTGAAGCATGGAAAGGATTTTTTAATACTGATGGTGCTTTGATTACTACTGGTGGTCAAGGTGGTTTATATCAATTTTTTAATGGATATATTAGTAGTTTTGCCATTCAAGAACAATGGATGGAAGAAGTAAGGGAATATGTAGGATTAATTACTGTTAATGCTTCATCAATTCAGATTATTTTAAAAAACCGAATTGCTGGTAGATATACCAATGATAATAGCTGGCAGTTCTTTAATTCTGGCGATACTAGCATGAATCGAGTAGCATTTATTTCCACTATTAATTATTACTTTGGTAAGGGTGCATCACCAAACTCATGATTAGACAAGCCACAAAATATGATAAAACAGATATTATCGAAATGATGAAATTGTTTCGGCAAGAAGCAGATTTGCCAGAATTTAAAAATGTAGATAATGAGCCATATTGGAATCAAATGCTAGATTCTATTTTGGCTGGTAGTGGAGTAGTATTTTTAGAAGAAGGCAAAGGATTATTAATGGCAATTATTAGTCCTACTGTTTGGTGTAATAAAACTTTTTCTATGCATGAATTGGCTTGGTATGTAAAGCCAGAGCAGAGAAATACAACAATTGGATATAGGCTTTTTGTAAGTTATTTGCTCTATGGCAAGAAGTTAAAAGAAGAAGGAAGAATTAAATTTTTTACAATTAGCAAAATGGACACAAGCCCAGACTTAAAATATGAAAAGTTTGGTTTTAGGATAAAAGATGAAAACTGGATTCAATAATGCCAAGTAGTATTATAGCCCTTGCTGTTTATGCTGTAGCTGTAGAAGTTGGTGCTTCTGCTATTGTTGCTATGGCAATTACAATGGTTGCTTCTGCTATTGCAACTAGGGCTTTTGCCAATCAAAGCCAACCCGATGCTGGATTAGGTGGTTCTTCTACTACACCTGATCCGGGCAATCGCCAACAAGTAGCCCCAGCTACAAACAATAAACTTCCTGTGGTCTATGGAACTGCATGGGTAGGTGGCATTATTACTGATCTTACTATTTCAGAAGATAATCAACAGCTTTATTATGTTCTTTCTCTTTCAGAAGTAACCAATACCAATAGTGGGCAAACACCAGATACTATATCATTTGGTGATATATATTATGGTGGCAAAAAAGTAGTGTTTCAAGGAAATGGTTACACAGTAGCCAAACTTATAGATGAATCTACTGGTGTAGAAGATACAACAGTTAATGGAAGAATTGAGTTTTATCTTTATTCCAATGGTTCAGATAATCCAACTAATTCACCTTATACTGCAATAGAAGTATTACAAGCTAGTGGGCTTGTTTATACTTGGGATAATACCAAGCTAATGAGTAATTGTGCTTTTGCCATTTTGCATCTTTCATATAGTCAATCTGCCAATATTAGGGGTGTAGAACAAACTAGATTCCAAGTAACTAATAGCAGAACTAATACTGGTGATTGTATTTATGATTATTTAATCAATACTCGATATGGTGCTTCATTACCATCTAATCAAATTGATACTGTAAGCCTTGATGCTTTAACTGCTTATTCAAATGAAGTTATTACATTTACCCCTTATAGTGGTGGATCAGCAACCCAAGCTAGATTTAAGTTTAATGGAATTGTAGATACTGCTAGAACTATTATGGATAATCTGCAAGATATGAGTTCTTGTTGTGATTGTCTTATTAAATATAATGAAATAACTGCAAAATGGGGAGTAATAGTAAATAAGCCTACTTATACAGTAGCTATGGATATTAATGATAGCAATATGATTTCTGCTATTCAAATTACTCCAATAGATTTAGCTGGTTCTTATAATGTAGTAGAAGCAAAGTTTACTGAAAATACAAATCAAGATGCATTTAGTACAACTACTTTAGATTTAGCAGAAATAGACCCAGCACTATTATTTCCAAATGAACCAGTTAATAAAGTAAGTATTAGCTTGCCATTAGTTAATAATAATGTTCAAGCACAAATAGTAGCTAATAGAATATTAAAAGCGGCTAGGGAAGATTTACAAATACAAGTTAGCACTAATTTTGTAGGCATTCAATTAGAAGCTGGTGATATTGTTACTGTTACCAATGCCAATTATGGATGGGTAGCAAAGCCATACAGAATTAATAAAGTAATTGACCAGTTTAATGAAGATGGTTCTATTGTTTGCCAACTTACATTAATGGAATTTAATTCTGAAATTTATGATGACACAAGCATTACTCAGTTTACTCCAGCACCTAATACTGGTATTGGCGATCCTACATTTTTTGGGGTTTTAGAAAAGCCAGTTATTACTGCTCAATATCCAACTGCTACCAATCCATCTTTTGTAGTGCAAGTAACAACTGCACCATCTGGCATTACTCAGTATGCTGAAGTATGGTATTCAGCCTTTGCTAATCCTTTACAAGAACAAATGTATTTTGCTGGCACAAGTGAAGTGCAATCTAATGGCACACCTTGGACTACTAACTTTGTATTGCCAAATATTACATTGACCAATATTCCATCTGGAGATTGGTATTTCTTCAGCAGAATGGTTAATAGTTTGGCTTCTTCTGCTTACAGTCCCCATAGCGATTTATTTTTATGGCGACCAACTACATTTCAGTATTCTTTGCAAAACCTAAATGTGGCTTATGCAACAAGCATTACTGGAACAGGATTTAGCCTTAATCCTAGAAACAAAACTTATTATGGTTTGCACAATACAGCCAATACAGATGTCAGCACAGACCCAGCAGATTACACATGGTATCTAGCTCCTACAGCTTTTGGCACAAATGTCTTTTTATTGTTTACCAATAGAACTGGTCGCAAATTTAGTTTTGCTACTGGCTTTGCTGATTATGCGGCTGGAACTGCCGCTTTTGTTCCTACGCAAACTCTTGTATATGATCCTTCCATTTGGAATGGTTTGCCTGATGGCACTAACAATATCAATCTTGATGCAAGAACTGGTCAATTAACTACTACAGGAACTACATCTGTAGGTACTGGGCAAGTTAAAATTTATAATAATGCTGATGGCAATATTGTTGCTGGTTTGCAAGAATATCTAGATTTTGGTGGGGCATATACTAAAACTTCTTCTGTGGCTACTTTAACCATTGACATTTATGGTCGAGTTGTAGGTTTTGAAACCCCAGATGATTTCTATTACACAAAACAGCAATTTACAGCCACTTCTGGTCAAACTGTATTTTCAGTAACTAGATCAGCCGGGTATATAAGTGGTCAATGTTTAGTATTGCAAAATGGCTGTTTATTAAATCCTAGCGAATATACCGATACTGGTGGCACAACTGGCACAGTTACTTTGACTGTTGGAGCTACTTTGGGCGATAAAATTAGCATTATTTCTATGAAGTCGGTAAATGGAACAACTGGAGTATATGCTTCATTTACTAGAAACTCAGCCAGTTTGACAAATCAAGGTTCTTATACAGCTTCAGGGTTTACCATAACAGATGGCTATGAATTATTATTTCTTAATGGAACTGTAGTAAATGCCCAAGATTACAATCTATCAGATCAGACCATTACCTTTATAGGCAATACTTCTGGAGATTTAGAAGTAATCCAATGGACACCAAATAACCTTGGAGTAGCCAATGGAACTCCAGTAAATGTGGATGTATTTACAGTTATAGGGCAAGATAATTATAATTTTAGCTATAACATTAATGCATTTAATCTATATAATAATGGGGTATTGCAATTTAATGGAACAGATTTTACAGCTACATCAGGATCAATATACACTTTGACTACAACACCAACAGTAAATACTAACATTTTAGTGCAACAAACCTTTGCAAGAACAGGAGCAGTCTAAATGACACAAGCCTTTAACCTATCGCAATTTGCGAACAAACTTAATTCATCAGGTCAAACTGATAATACTGGACTACAAAATAGTTCTGTAACTGTTACTGCTGGAACAGGCATGAGTGGCGGTGGCTCAGTATCTTTAGGTGGTTCAACTACTCTTACTAATGCTGGTGTAACTTCTATTGTTGCTGGCACAGGAATTTCTGTATCAGGTGCTACTGGTGCTGTAACTGTTTCAGCAAGTGGTGGTGCTTCATTGCCCGGTATTCTTGGTCAAGCATTTACATCTAACGGAACATTTACTATTCCAACAGGTGTTACAGCACTTAAAGTTACTGTAGTCGGTGGCGGTGGTGGTGGCGGAGCAAACTTTGGAAATGGTGGTGGTGCTGGTGGTGCGGCAATTAAATACTTTACTGGTTTAACACCCGGAGCTACTTTAGCAGTAACTATTGGTGGTTCTGGTAGTGGTGGTAGTGGAGTCGCTAATGGTAATGCTGGTGGAAACACAACTGTTGCATCAGGAACACAAACTATTACTACTGTTACTGGTGGTGGTGGTAGTGGTGGAACTGGTAACCCACATTTTGCTGGTGCAGCATCAGGTGGTTCTGCCACAAACGGCACTATAAATATAACTGGTCAATATGGCGGTCTTGGTAGTTGGGCTGGTTATTACGATGGTGCAAATGGCGGATTTGGTGGAAATGGTATTTTTGGTGGTGGTGGTGGCGCTGGAGCAGATGGTAACAATGGAGTTACTGGCGCAACCAATAGCGGTTCAGGAGGCGGCGGTGGCGGCGGTAACGGTAACGGTGCGGCTGGTGCGGCTGGCATTGTAGTATTTGAATGGTAAGGAAATAAAATGACAATTGAAAATTATTTAATGATTAATAAATCTACTAATATAGTAGACAATGTCTGTGTTTGGGATGGCAATACAAATACATGGCAACCACCTGAAAATACATTAATGTTAGTTCAAGCAACTATTCCAGCGATGATATGGATTTTAAACACAGATAAAACTGATTTTGTTTTAACTGAAACAATTGGTGCTGGTGCTATTGGATTTGCTTGGAATGGTACAGTTTTAACAACTAATGAACTAAAACCAACTGTATAATTATAAAAAAATACAATACATGATTTGGGGCTGAGTGGAGTACCATTCGCCATTAACCGAGAAATGGAAAAATCATGGCAGTTTTTAATAAAAATACCTTAACTCAGGTATCGGGTTTTGACAATCAAATTATTGCTGGCGAATTAGTCTATAACCAAAAGACTTTTTGGAATCTTGCTTTACTTGATAATAATGAGTTGCCCCTAGATTTAGCTGGTGCGACCATTGATGCTCAAATTATTCGCAGACGATTAAGTAATGTCAAAGACAGCAGATATGGCTTGTCTTTTGATATTAGCGACTATACCCCTACACCTGATCCGGTAACTTTAACTATTACCAATGTTAGCGATGCAGATGGCTCTTTTACTCTTGTAATTGATGAATCAGCATGGGAACTGGTAGCCAATGATCCAGACTTAGATATTGCTTATATCAATGGTGCTGGCTTTTCTGGGCGCATCAAAATTTCCTTTCCAGCAGTAGATACAACTCCAGCAAATGATTTAATCATCTTTTTGCTGTTTATTGTTCGATCTGATGCTATTGTTAATAATTAAGGTCTGTCATGCCAACTATCAATTATGAAAATCCCAATCAAATTACTCTTGTTATCGACAAGGGAACTGCTGGTCCGGCTGGAAGATCAGGTTATTCAGGATACTCAGGTGCATCTGGACAGCAAGGGCAATCTGGCTATTCAGGCTTCTCTGGCTATAGTGGTTTAAATGGTGGTGCGGCGGCATCTGGCTATAGTGGCTATTCAGGTCAAAGTGGTTATTCTGGATATAGTGGCTCTGGCATAAGTGGTTATAGTGGTTTTAGTGGGCAAGCTGGTTCACAAGGTACTTCTGGTTTTTCTGGATACTCTGGTCAAAATGGAGCATCAGGCATTTCTGGTGCAAGTGGTAAATCGGGCTATAGTGGCTTTTCTGGTCAAGATGGTGCATCAGGTATAAGTGGTTATTCTGGAAGTGGCATAAGTGGTTTTAGTGGCTTTTCAGGCGAATCTGGATATAGTGGTCAGATGGGTGAATCTGGCTATAGTGGTATTTCTGGTCAGGATGGACAATCTGGTTTCTCAGGTTATTCTGGTCAAGATGGTCAATCAGGCTTTTCTGGTGAATCTGGTATTAGTGGCTATTCTGGTTTTTCTGGCTATAGTGGTCAGCAAGGCACATCAGTCAATATCATTGGCACAGTTCCAACCCCAGAAGATTTACCTTTAATTGGTAATTTGAATGATGGTTATATTGTCGAATCAAATGGTGATTTATATATATGGACAGGAACATCTTGGACTAATGTTGGACAGATAGTTGGTCCGGCTGGTCAAAGTGGTATTTCTGGTTTCTCTGGTTATAGTGGAGATTCAGGTATATCTGGCTACTCAGGTTTCTCAGGTGATTCAGGTATATCTGGTTTCTCAGGAGATTCTGGTATCTCTGGTTTTTCTGGTCAAGATGGTTTAAGTGGATTCTCAGGTGATTCTGGCATTTCAGGCTATAGTGGTTATTCAGGCGATTCAGGCATTTCTGGATTTTCAGGCGATTCTGGAATAAGTGGATTCTCTGGAGATTCAGGAATTTCTGGCTTCTCAGGATATAGTGGCGATTCTGGCATTAGTGGCTTCTCTGGCGATAGTGGCATTTCAGGATTTTCTGGTTACTCAGGCGATTCTGGAATAAGTGGCTGGTCAGGCGATAGTGGTATTAGTGGATTTAGTGGCGATTCTGGAATATCAGGCTATTCTGGTTTTAGTGGCGATAGTGGAATCTCTGGCTTTTCTGGTGATAGTGGCATAAGTGGATTCTCAGGCTACTCAGGTGATTCAGGAATTTCTGGCTTCTCTGGAGATTCAGGTATAAGTGGCTACTCTGGATATAGTGGCGAATCAGGCTATAGTGGTTTTTCAGGTCTTGGCTTTACAGCAGAAAACATTGGTGGTGAAACATGGGCTACTGATGGTTCTTTAATTGGCACAAATCAAAGCTGGTATATCGCTGATGTAAATGCATTTCAAGTTGGCAACTTTATTAATTTAGTTGATACCGAAACTGCATCGACCTATTACTATGTTGGTCGCATTACTCAAATTCAATATGCTGGTGGCTTTGGCTGGGAATTCTCTGCTGATATTATTGGCGATGGTGGAACTCCATCAACAGACCCATCATCTACTTGGAGAATGGAATTAACTGGAGCTACTGGTTTATCAGGCTTTAGTGGGTTTTCAGGCTACTCTGGTACATCTGGTTTTAGTGGCGATAGTGGCATATCAGGTTTCTCAGGCATTAGTGGCTGGAGTGGCGATTCTGGAATCTCTGGTTTTTCTGGTGATTCTGGTATTAGTGGCTTCTCTGGATTCTCTGGGGATAGTGGTATATCTGGATTCTCTGGTGATTCAGGTTACTCTGGGGATTCCGGTATTTCAGGCTATTCTGGTTTTTCTGGCGATTCTGGCATTAGTGGTTTTTCTGGTGATAGTGGTTGGAGTGGTATTTCTGGCTTCTCAGGCATTGGTTTATATTGGCAAGGCACTTGGAGTTATTATTCTGCTTATGTAACAAATTCTATTACTATTGGTGCTGATAACAATACTTATATTGCTATTACTGATGTTCCACCATATAACTATGATCCAAGCGTAAATCCTACCTATTGGTCTTTATTTGTTCCACAAGGCATATCTGGCTATAGTGGGTTTTCTGGTGAATCAGGCTACTCTGGAGTAAATGGATTAAGTGGCTACTCTGGTCAAAATGGTTCAAGTGGCTATAGTGGTATTTCTGGCTTTAGTGGTTTTTCTGGATTTTCAGGTGATTCTGGTATTAGTGGATGGTCTGGCGAATCAGGCATAAGTGGTTACTCAGGCGATTCTGGTATTTCAGGTTTTAGTGGCGATTCGGGAATCTCAGGATTCTCAGGTGAATCTGGTTTCTCTGGCTTTAGTGGTGTAAATGGTCTGAGTGGATATTCAGGACAAAATGGATTAAGTGGCTATAGTGGCATTTCTGGCTATAGTGGTACATCTGGCTATTCTGGCGATTCTGGTATATCAGGTTTTTCAGGCGATTCAGGCATAAGCGGATTTTCTGGTGATTCGGGCATAAGCGGTTTTTCAGGCGATTCAGGCATATCAGGTTTTAGTGGGGATTCTGGTATTTCAGGATTTTCAGGCTACTCTGGTATCAATGGTCTAAGTGGTTACTCTGGATTAAATGGCACATCAGGTTATTCAGGCTTTAGTGGCGAATCTGGCTTTAGTGGATTCTCTGGAGAACAAGGCATTTCTGGTGATTCTGGCTTTTCAGGATTTAGTGGAGATAGCGGTATCTCAGGATTCTCTGGCTATAGTGGTCAAGATGGATTAAGTGGTGATAGTGGTTTTTCTGGTGCTAGTGGCATTAGCGGTTTTTCTGGCATTAATGGTTTAAGTGGTTACTCAGGACAAAATGGTTTATCAGGAATTTCTGGTTTTAGCGGAATTTCTGGATACTCTGGAGCTTCTGGTATTTCTGGTCACTCTGGCACAAGTGGTTTTTCAGGTGATTCTGGCATATCTGGATATAGCGGTGATTCTGGCATATCTGGTTATAGTGGTTATAGTGGCTTTAGTGGCACACCGGGTTCATCATCAAGTTATTTTCAATACCAAGCAAGAGCCAATATACAATCTGGGTATCCCGGAAATGGAAACATTCTTTGGAATAATTCAACACAAGCAAGTGCAACATCAATTAATGTTTCGCATTTAACATCAAATAATATAGATATTGATATTTACTTAGCATTGTTAAATCAAACAGAAGAATTTATTATTCAAGATTCAAATTCAAGTGCAAATAGTCAAACTTGGCAAATTTCTGGAACTCCAACTGTTACCAATCAAGGTACATCTACTGCTTATTGGACTTATCCAGTAACTTTAATAACAAGCTCTGGAACTGGTACAACTAACTTTGGAAATACTAGCAATTTAATTTTTGCACTTGTTAATGGTGTATCAGGCTTTTCAGGGTATTCTGGTTTCTCTGGTGCAAGTGGACATAGTGGTTATTCAGGATTTAGTGGCATATCTGGATATTCTGGAGAAAGTGGTTATTCTGGAGAAAGTGGTGCTAGTGGCATATCTGGATACTCTGGTTCAGGTGTTTCTGGTTATTCAGGATTTTCTGGTATCAATGGTGCATCTGGCATAAGTGGATTTTCTGGTGCTAATGGAGCAAGTGGATTTAGTGGCTACTCTGGATTTAGTGGAGAAGTAGGCACATCTGGTTTCTCTGGCTATTCTGGAATTTCTGGTGCTAATGGTGAAAGCGGCACATCAGGTTTTAGTGGTGCTGATGGTGAAAGTGGTATATCAGGCTTCTCTGGCTTTAGTGGCTATTCTGGAGAACAAGGTTTGTCTGGTTTCTCTGGTATTAATGGTTACTCAGGCATTAGTGGATTCTCAGGTGCTAATGGTGCTTCTGGTATCTCTGGCTTTAGTGGCTTTAGTGGTGAAGTTGGTACATCTGGATTCTCAGGCTTTAGTGGACACTCAGGTTTAAGTGGATACTCTGGTGCTACTGGTGCTGATGGTGCTGATGGTGCATCTGGATTTAGTGGTTACTCTGGCTACTCTGGACAGCAAGGTTTATCTGGATTCTCAGGTATTAATGGAGCTTCTGGTATTAGCGGATTCTCTGGAGCAAATGGAGCATCTGGCTATTCAGGATTCTCTGGTGCTGTAGGTGCATCTGGATTCTCTGGACAGCAAGGTACAAGTGGTTTTAGTGGATATTCTGGAACTAATGGCACTAATGGAACAAATGGTGCTTCTGGATTTAGTGGTATTAGTGGCTACTCTGGTTTCTCAGGCGAACAAGGCTTATCAGGCTTTAGTGGCATTAATGGCACTTCTGGTATTTCTGGTTTCTCAGGGGCTAATGGTACATCGGGCTATAGTGGATATAGTGGTGCTGTAGGTACATCAGGTTATTCTGGATATTCTGGTGCTGTAGGGGCATCTGGTCTGAGTGGCTATAGTGGTGCTACTGGTGCTTCTGGTTTGAGTGGATATTCTGGGGCAACTGGTTCACAAGGTACAAGTGGATTTAGTGGTTATAGTGGAGCTAATGGTTCACAAGGCACAAGCGGTTACTCCGGCTATTCAGGCACAAATGGTACAAATGGTGCTTCTGGAATTTCTGGATATAGTGGTGCTACTGGAGCATCAGGAATTTCTGGTTATAGTGGTGCGGCTGGTTCTGCTGGTACATCTGGTTATTCTGGATATTCTGGCGCACAAGGCACAAGTGGTTATTCAGGCTATAGTGGTAATGCAACTGGTATGGTTTATGACCAATTTACTGCTACTGCATCACAAACAACATTTACAACTTCTGTAACATATTCTTCTGGCAAAATAGATGTATATGCCAATGGTATTAGAATGCAAAATGCAACTGATGTAACAGTAACAAGTGGAACTCAGGTAGTATTTGCAACTGGTTTGGCTGTTGGAACTGTGGTGGCGGCTGTCTATCCAAGACCATAATATATGATAGGAAAATATGAATATAAGACAAGAATTGGAAAACAACTTTGAAAGGGCTGTATTCTTAAAAGGTGATCCAGTTTATCCCAGAGAAGCTAGCCGCTATATCTGGGCTAACGAACATCTGCTAGGAAAAAATATCTTAGAAATAGGATGTTCTATTGGCTATGGAATACAGTTCTTACCAAATGACATTAGTTATGTTGGTGTTGATTATGATGAAAAAATCATTAAATATGCATCTATACAAGGATGGCGAAACAATACTTTGTATGTTCATGCAGACATCAATACATTAAACTTACAACAACATGACACCATTATTGCTTTTGAAGTTATCGAGCATTTAGATAATGGATTACAAATTGTTGAAAAACTAAAGAAGCATTGCAAAAGATTACTTATTTCAGTTCCATACAATGAACCACCGGGTTTTTGGGGTGAACATCATAAGTTGCATAGATTGACAGAAAAAGACTTGCCCGGCTTTCAATATGAATTTATTAATCAAGATGGCTATGTTACATCGCATATTAGCCCAGACGATCAATTTAGTTTAATGCTTTGTAGGTGGGACAATGCCTAAAGTTTTATGCTCGGTAGCTACTAGAGGTAGATACCATACTACCCTTCCATTGGTATTAAATGCCATTATTAATCAAACTACATTACCAGATAAGGTAGTTATCTTTGATGATAATGATGAACCTCAAGATATGCGAAATGAAATGATTTATCAGTATTTCTTTCAAATGTTAGATATAAAAAAGATAGCTTGGGAATGGCAATATGCAGAAAAAAAGGGGCAACACCATATTCACCAAAGAGCTAACACAATGGGCTTTGATTGGGTTTGGCGATGCGATGATGATGCAATCCCAGAACCAAATGTCCTAGGAAATTTATTAGGCTACACATCCATAGAAGATGTTGGGGCTATTGGTGGTTCTATTCTTACCCCACCTAACTTATTTAATACAAGTGAATCTACTGGAAAAATAGCAAACATTCAGTCAGAACCCAATATTCAATGGAATTATATAAAGAAAACAAAAGAAGTAGAGCATCTGCATTGTTCATTCCTATATCGGGCTGGAGTGCATGATTACAACCTTGGGCTATCAAGAGTGGCTCATAGGGAAGAAACATTGTTTACTTATGGTTTATACCTAAAAGGGTATAAAATTTTAACAGTTCCCCATGCAGTTACATGGCACATGAAGAACCCAGAAGGGGGCATTAGGTCTGAAACTAGAAGGGAAATGTATGAACATGATGAAGCTATCTTTAACAATATTGTGGGTTTTTCTGATAGAACTATTATTGTTCTTAACTCTGGGCTGGGCGATCATATCGTTTTCAATAGTATCTTGGGTAATATCAGAAATCCGGTGGTCTTTGGATGCTATCCTGAGATAATTCCTTGCAAATCAATTGCTGAAGCCAAAGCTTTATTTGGCGATATTGACCAATGGAATATTTACAAAAAGATGTGCGAATGGAACTGGAAAGGTAGCCTAGCAGATGCCTACAGAAAGATGTATTTATGATTATTATTTCCCCTTATTCCAAAGCATTAACCAATGGCAATCGCAATCCTAAAAACTATCCTTATTGGAAAGAATTAATTGAATTAATAGATGAACCTATTATTCAGGTTGGGGTAGAAGGCGAAGAACAATTAGTGCCAGAGTTTTGTAAGAATTTGCCAATTGCAAGGCTTAAAGAATTAATTGCAGAATGTCGCACATGGATTGGCTGTGATAGCTTCTTTCAGCACCTTGCATGGAGTTGTAACAAACCGGGAATTGTTCTCTGGTCTGTATCCGATCCATTAATATTTGGGCATCCTGAAAACCATAATTTATTAAAAAGTAGGGATTATTTAGCTGAAAATCAATTCTTATGGTGGAACTTTACAGAATATAATACTGATGCCTTTGTAAAACCAGAAGAAGTGATAAAATACTTTTAAATTGATAATACAAGACTGATTAACCTAACCATTATGAGTTTTGTATGTCCACTATTGATGAAACTGCCGCAAGATTAAATTCCCATGAAGCTGTTTGTGCATTAAGATATGAAGCTATTAATGCCAGATTAAAAAGATTAGAACAAATATTAATTGGTTGTGCTGGATTTATTATTGTTACTCTTATTACTGTAAAGTGGCACTAATATGTCAGATGAATCAGCAAAAGGGGCATTTATTGAAAAGTTGTTATTTGCCCTTCTTCCATTATTAATAGGTTGCACAGGATATTTGATTCAAGCTCTTGGATCAATTCAGCATGATGTAACTATTCTTAATCAAAAAGTAAGCCTTGTAGTTACTACAGATAATAAACAAGCCAGCAATAGTGGTGCAGAACTAGCTAGAGAAAAGTTAAGGCAAGATTTAGAAAAAGAAATTCAGCATAACCGAGATCATATTGCCGAAAACAGAACTCATATTGCCATTATTGAAGATAGACTTGGAATTCCTAAAATTAAAGCAATAAATGGAAGGGAAAAATAATGTTTACTTTACTTACAACAGTAGTATCTTTTTTATCTGGTGGATTGCCTAGCCTTCTTGGATATTTTCAAGATAAATCTGATAAAAGCCATGAGTTAGAAATGGCTAAATTGCAGACCGAAAGAGAATTGCAAATGGCTGAAAAGGGTTATATTGCCCAAGCTCATGTTGAAGAAATTAAAACTCAACAAGTTGAAATCCAATCTCAAACACAAGAAAGGGTTGCCCTGTATCAGCATGATATTGAAATCAGCAAAGGTGCAAGCCAATGGGTTATCAATATGCGAGCTATGGTTAGACCAATTATTACTTATGGTTTATTTTTCTTATTGGTATTTGTAGATGCTTTTGGCTTTTATTATGCAATTAAAACTGGAGTGGAATTTAGTGATGCTATGAACATATTATGGGATAACGATACTCAAACTATCTGGGCATCAGTTGTTTCATTCTGGTTTGGCTCACAGGCATTTAAGAAATGAAAGTATCAGACAAAGCAATAAACATGATTAAGCACCATGAAGGTGTAAGACAAAAAGCCTATAGATGCCCAGCAAATCTTTGGACAATTGGTGTTGGTCATGTGTTGTATCCAGAACAAGCAAAACTAAAAATGGATGATAGGATGCTTGTTCCATTAAGACCAGAAGATAATAGAACATTTAGCATGGAAGAAGTCGATGATATTCTTAGAACAGATTTGGCTAGGTTTGAAAGAGGTGTTGAGCAATACTGTCCTGTTCAACTCACACAAGGTCAGTTCGATGCTTTGGTTTCTTTTAGCTTTAATGTTGGTCTTGGGACACTACAAAGATCAACCTTGCGTCAAAAGATTAATCGAGAAGATTTTAAAGGGGCATCGATGGAGTTCTTAAAATACATCATGGCTGGCGGCAAAATTCTTAAAGGCTTGCAAAACCGAAGAAATGATGAAAGAGCTTTGTTTGAATCTTGACAGCCTGATAGGAAGATTCTGGGCTGTCGCAGAATCGTGAAGTAATAGTCCTATCTGCTATTTTTCATTAAAAGGGTATATCTTCTTCAATGCCACCAATAGGTGCAGTTTGTTGAGCATTTTCCCTTGGCTTTGGTTCTGCTAAAGAAATCCAACCATCCCAAGTTACAGGGATTGTTTCTAACTTAACTGCCAGACCACCTTGTTTGGTTTCTACACAAACACCAATCTTTTGCCACCGATTCTTTTCAGCCCCGGTTTTGTCAGTATAAGTGCCATTCTTTACAATACAGTCATATTTAATGCCCATTACATTCTCGCTTTCAATTGTGAATAAATTTGTTCTACTTCATCTAAAAACTGCTTAACTTCTGCTTCTATTTCCTGAATATATGCATCATCCCGATTCAGGCGAATTACAATCAATTGCAACTCAGGTGGCAGTCTAGGGTCAAATGATACAAAATCGCACCATTTAGCCCCTGTGCAAGCCATCTGTGTCTGCATTTGTGGGACATACTTTGCTGGGGGAACACCCCCCATTAAATACTCAATATGGGTAGTAGTGTTTGGGCATTTAATTTCTATAAGCCCATCACCAATTACTCCATCTGGACTACAACCAAAATTCTTAATGGTAGGATGGTTGCAAAAAGCAACCTGATCTACAAATAGCCCAAATTTGGCTTCATAAGCCATCCTAGCCAATGGTTCTGTTTCTGTACCCCATTGCATAGCTGGACTGCTAAAACTGCTTGTAGGGCTGTTTGTAAGCCTTTCTACCACCAAATCCATCTTATAGTTTTTTCTGCCAGCAGATTCCCCAGTTTTAACCTTGGACATGACATCAGCAACTCGGCTAGCTGTTACTTTGCCAAGTCTAATCTGATGCCATTCCTCAGTTCCCTGTTTAATCCCTAGATCAATCATCCCGGCAAAAGGGATGGGTTCGACATTAAGTCGATCTTCTGTTGTAAATGTTGTCATAAGTTTTTATAGTGTCCTGTAGTTGTTTTGCATATTCTGAAGCCGCTTCTGCCGCTTTACTTGCTGATTCCCAATCGCTTTTTAAGCAAAACAAATGGCAGTTTTTGATTGCTAATTGAGTATCTAAATACAGTTCTGAATAATCTTTAGTTTGCATGGTTTCTTACTGTTAGTTGAGTTAAACATAGCATCTTGTGGGATGCACCTTTTTTGTCTTTGCATTTCTTCTGAATAATCTGCATTGCAATCATCACAAACCGATGCTACTTCATGGGCATAATCTCTAGCTTCTTTCCATGATGCATATTGAGTTCTTGATTCAAAACATAATGGATACCAATTACTCTGCTTCATCATCTGGCATTTGGTCGGTAGGTCGCATCTGAATTAGCTGTACATCATCCATTTCCGACCTTTCCCATTTAGTCATAAACTCTTTAGACAAAGTGTTGATTGCCGCCATCCAGCCCAATTCAAAAAATTCTTCTGGAGCATAGACAGCCTTTGGTATCTTATCAAATTCCTGTTGTGCAAATGGATTCATACTTTATGCTTTCGCTGTTTCTGCCAAATCTGTTGCACCTTTGGATCAATAAATATAGCATCAGAATCATCCAATGTCCGATGAAATAATGCTTTAAAATCAGCCCATTTCTTTTTATATTGTTCTTGTTCACTTGCTGGAACATAGCCATAGAGTTTTTTCCACCTAACAGTAATATCGGTACTTGATGCTGTATAAATAAAGTCTTTATCTACCATGTTTACTCCTATATTGTTGATCGGATTGTCGCTTTAAACAAACTGCACACTTCCATACTTTTGTCTTGTTTCTTAACACTAACTTAAAACCTTCTGCTTCTCTTATTACTTGACAGCTAACACAAAACTTCTTTTCCATCCCAGCCTTCTTTCAAATACTTATATTCTGATGCATCGCAGATAGCAGTTAATTTTTTGCAGACATCACAAGTATCTAACCAAACCCGGTAGTCATGATGCCTAGGCTTTTCTAGCCCCCATTGCTTACCACAATCAGAACAAACATTATCAGGTTGCTCTTGGGCTAGTCGCATTTAGCTCTACCTTTCGCTTTTCATAAACTGGCTTAACTTCATCTTGCTGTTTTTTAGTTTTTAGTTTTGCCCAATTTTCCCCAAACACTTTCATAAGTTCTTCTGGGGTCTTAGCTAATTCTAACATTTCATTAACTTTATCGGTTATTGATTCTTCTGGTTCATCCCAGAATTCATCCCCAGCATACAATGATAAACCAATGCCAGTACATATTGCGATGCACTTAACCAAACATCTTTTCATTGCATTATTTACTTGCATTGCATTGGGGTTAGTGATCGCTTTGTTTGCACCATCAATAACTGGTAGCCATTCAGTCATTTCTTTTCCAAATGCAGTTACAGAACAGCCTACTAGCAAAGTGCCATTGTGTTCAATAGGCTGTGTATAAAACCAATTGGCTAATGGATCATGTTGTAACAATGTATCAACAGCATAAGTCCAAGGTAAATAAGTAAACCGACCTTTTTTCTTTGTTTCTGCTGATACATCTATTGTTCTAAGCTCTTTGTATTTATTCATTTTCTGTCTTTTGGTGGTTGTTTATTGTTAGTAGGTATTACAGGCACTACTGGTTGAACCGGGCTAATCATTTTTCTGCATTCCAAAGTTGCAGACAAATATTAGTAAAAATAAAAATAACAAATGCCCAGATTGCTAGACCAGATACAAAAAAGAACCAAAATAAAAAAGTTATCATGGCTGGCAATCGCTTTCTGCTCTGGCTTCCCAATACTCATATAAGCAAGTAGTAATGATTAAGCCTATAACAGCCTTTTCATTTTTTTGTATGGCATCTACTAAAGCATCCCAATGACTACCAAAGAATGCATCATTCATAAATGCTTCTTTAATATTTTCTGGTAAGTCTGGGTTGTAATCGCTGTTAAGCAACTCAGCAACCCTTTCATCAAATTCTGCTTGTTCATCTTCAGCTTCATTGTATGGCTGTTCTAACCAATTATCATATCTGCTCATATTACATATCCAGTTCTAAGGTAATGAGTTCCAAAAATTACTATAACAAGAAACACACCAAGCAAACCACCTAAGATAAAGTCTTTCATATTATTTCCTATATCCATATTTAAAAAAGTCCATGCCAACTGATTTTTTTGTATATACAACTTTGCCTAATGCTTCATCATAATAAGCAATGGTGCTAAAAGCCATAGGGTTTTCCTCATGTAACTCTAGAATTACTCTGTCAATCTTAGCGGCAATTTGATCTGTAACACCTACTGGCAATTTGCTCCATTCTTCCCGGCTCATTTTGCTAGATGCATTTATAAGTCGTTGTTGTTGTAATAGTGTTAATGGGTTGTTCATCTTTTTTCCTGTAAAGTTGCCCCCGAAGGGGCATTTAATTAAATTGTTTGGACTTCAACTACTTCAATGTTTATATAGTTTCCAAATCCTGCCGCTTTTTTTGCTAATTCTTTGCTACCGGCAAAACCTGTGTATGTGTATTTAGAGCCATCATGTTCAAACATTGTTTGATAAGCATGGGTCAATGATCTTTTGGTGTTTTTTGATACTGTTTGACCATTTGAGAATGTTGCTGTAACTTTCATTTGTGATTCCTTTCGGTTGTGTTTGTGTTGCTATGTAGTAACTTTATTCTCAGAATTTAGCAAAGTAAACATAAATCAACATAGGACATACCCTAGTGTCAAAAATACAACAATGTTTCTTAAAATTTACCAATCGGGTAATTTGTTTAATATATGCTACATTTTTAAGCAAAACTTACTGATCGGGAAATTTGTTATCATTTAGCATGACCAGCTTAAATCAAAGAACTGTTGCACTTCTTAAAGACCGGGGCTACCAATGCGACATCGTGGAAAGTTACAATGCTTTCACCAAAAGAAAAAAAGACTTATTTGGAGTATTCGACATATTGGCTATTGGAAAAGGCGAAACCATAGGGGTACAGATAACTTCCAAAAGCAATATTTCAGCGAGGATCAAGAAGATTGAGGAATCTGAGTATTTACCCTTATTGCTAGAAGCTGGATGGCGAATTATTGTCTTTGGGTGGTTTAAAAAAGACAATGGAAGATATGATTACAAGGAATTTGAATTTTAGTAGTAAACTCTATGGACAGGCTAGGGTAGCACCCGAAAAGTCGCTTAGTCACCGATCTGCCAAGTCCACCTTTTGACTGCTTTTGACAGGGCAAGCATGAATTTTTACCCATTCCATATTGGCGATTACATTAGCCATACAAGCCATTTAAGCGATGAAGAAGATTTGGCTTATAGGCGAATGATCGATCTTTATTATCTTAATGAACAACCTTTTACCGACCCGGTAGCAGTTGCTAGAAGGGTTAAGGCAGATTTATCCATAATTCAAGCATTATTGGCTGAATTCTTTGTTTTTGAAGATGATTGCTGGCATAACAAAAGAGCAGACATTGAAATTGCTAAATATCAATATTTAAAAGAATCTGGCAAAAAAGGTGCTGAAAAACGATGGGCAAACAAGGAAGAAAAGCTATCCCAATGCGACCCCATTAGCCCCCCTAATGCCACCCTTATAGCAACCAAGACCAAGACCAATACCATTACCAATAATATAAATACTAAGACCCCTGAAGGGGTTAGTGATTCTGTTTGGAAAGATTTTAAAAAGTTAAGGGAAAAGCATAAAGCACCAATTACTGAAACAGCAATGAAGGGATTGCTGAGAGAAGCTAAATTAGCAAATATGACCCTTGAACAAATTATGATTCTTTGCTGTGAAAGAGGTTGGCGAGGTTTTAAAGCAGAATGGGTTAAACAAGAAGCTCAAAAAGCCAAGGAATTGCCCCTAGGAACTAATGAACAAATAGAACAGGCTTACAGGCTTGAATGTGGCAAAGACCCAGCCTT